TTCGCTCCCGTAGGTGCAGGAAAATCTACCAAACTATGACTATGACCATAGGTCAAAGCACAAATTAATAACCTCCTTGCATATTCATCTAAGTCCGAGCCACATCCATCAACATCTTTAACAAAAACATCAGTCCAATATGGATCACCAACAACAGTAATTGGTTTCCTCAATATTAATCCTGTCGCAGCTCTAATTAATCGTTGCGTATAAGGCGAAAATACTGCTCGATTTACTCTCGATAAATACGCTTCATAATCTTCCCTCGGCTCTAATGGTAAAAAAGCTTCAGAATTTGCTCTTAAATATTCCGTTCCCTGACTAACCGCTTTCATAATTTCCCATCCCCTAACCATGTCCATCACAGCTCTTGTTCTTGTAAATGGACTATCGTTTCCACCTACAAATGTAGAACTTACAATATTGGTACGGATCGGCCCTGGTACGCTATACGTCATCTAACTTGTTAACCAATACAACAATATCTCTATTCTAAGCTCTATTCCGCTGGTTTCACTGTCATCTTATTTTTTAGACTTGCTTTTCTTGGCAGAAGTTTTCTTTTTCCCTCCTTTTACTTTTGCTAGGTAGCCTTCGCATCTTTTCGTTCCAGCAGATTTCTTCATTTTTCTAGTAAATTCTGTAACCAGTTTGCCCTAAAGTTTCAGGTTTTGCCAAGTTAAATTGTTGGAGACATAGATAGCCGAAAGCGTCAAAAGCGTGGTCAACACCAAGGTTTTTATTAGGTAGTCCCGTGTTGGGTGCATAAGTCAGTGTTCTCAGGGATTTAATTAGTTCTTTGCAGCGTGGGTGAATAAGTGTTCTTCGAGTTGCGGTTGCGTCAAATAAAGCGGTATTAACGGCGGTGATTTTATCTCTTATTTTCCACGGTGCTTTGGGGCTTGAAACATTAAAACCACTTCTTCTTAAAATGCTATGGTCGGTTGCTCCAACGCCAGCAGTTTTCCTCGCTCCTCCTGTTGGGTCAGGACATGCTATTACTCTGCGATCCACCCCATATCTGCGGGTGACTTCTTCGGCAAAGTCCCATGTGGTTGCCCCACCTGTGAGCATGATTTCGTCAAAAACATAAAGTGTGTCCGAATCTTTAACAGCGCAGATCCCTGACATTGGATCTACGTTGAAATCCACCCCTAGAAGTAGAGGAGAAATTGTGATGTCTTTTGCGTCTGTGGAGATGTTTTCATCAGAGAATGAGACTGCAACGAGACCCGTGAGATTCTCGAAGCTGGCTTCAAATTCTTGGCGGAATGTGCGTTGGTCAAGTTGAGCACGAGCAGCTTGGACTTCTTCTGCTGGTACGTTACCCCCTTCTATTGTAGTATAACTCCAACGGACCCATTCGTTTGTTGGATCGTCTGGGACGTAGCACCATAAATCATAGAACCAACTAGCCGTTCCATCAGGCGTACTTATGAAGAGTGCCCATCCTTGTTTGTCGGCTAGGGCGGGGCGGATGACCTCGAACCAGACTTCAGAATCCATAAAGGCGGCCTCGTCAAGTACTACACCAGCGAGGCTTCGACCACGGAGGGCCATTGCGTTTTCGGTTCCTTTTAGCTCGATCATCGAATCGTTGATGAGTTCGATCTTTAAGTCGGTCTCATTCTTAGACTTGACCCATTCCTTTGGGACGAGCTTTTTCATTTCCTTCCAGGCAATATCTTTTGCCATGCGGTAGGTAGGGGCGCAGTAAAAGTAGGTTTCACCTGGTCTGGAAATCGCCGCTTTTAGTAGTTCGATGCAGGAGAGGTATGACTTTCCAAATCTTCTTCCTGCTACAAGAACACGGAAACGTTTGTCACTATTGAAGACCTCTCCTTGCGCCCAACGGAGAGAAAGTGGCTTTGTTTTTACGCTCATGTAATACAGAGTACCTGTTTTTTGTACCAATACCCCCTGTGTTTATCGACTATTTTTTAGTTTGCGGGTTATTATTGTTTTATTACTAGATTTTTGCCTGTGACTGAAGCGGTTTTTGGAGAAATAAACGGTCCACTCGTTCCAGTGAATGAGGGGGCGGTTGTTAGAAAGAAAAATCCTGGGAGATCTGCGGAGAAAGTGATTGAGGCTAGGCAGCATCGACTTTACAAAAGGCAGTTGGAGGGATTGACTGTTAGACAGTTGGTGTTAGACCATGCGGCTAAGGAGGGAGTTTGTACGAAAACTGCTTGGAATGACTGGAAAGCGGTTAATGCTTGGACGGAGGAAGATTGGCAGAAGGATCGGGAAAATATGATTTCTCGTTTGCAAAGTATGAGGATTCGTTTGTATGAAAAAGCAATAAGGAAGGGGCAGCTCCAGACTGCGGCGCAGATTTTAGATTCTCTAGGGAAGGTTGTCGGGGAAAGCGTGGAGAACGTTAACATTAACGCTCCAGAATTATCCATTAAGGTTGAGCCTAAAATTGGATGAGATGGCTGTTGGATAAGATTGGGGGCTTGTTTGTTTATAGATCCCCTAAACCTCTTCAGGGATACTACAATATGTTACTACAATTACCTTCGAGAAAGCTGAGAGCCCTTGCGGGAACTAAGGCTCATTGTAAAAAGACTAAATTGGTCGATATGATATTGACAGATACGAAACGCTAGTGTAGTATATAGAGGTAGTACATAAGAGCTTATTTTTGGATTAATCAGTAGGTTCCCCCTATTTAGAGGGCCGAGCGAAAAATCTCCTACCCTCCCCCCAAAGAAAAAAGAAAAAACCCTCACCACTTGGGCAAGGGTCGGGAGTGGCTAGGCGAGCATGGAGCGAATTTCTTGTGCAGTCTCCTTAGTGAAGTCTTTAACATCCTGCTGAACCTGCTGGCGAAACTTAGCTATAACACCAGACCATCCTTCAATCTGCTGTCTCTCGGCTTTGGTGTTAGCCATTGCGAGACTGCCTGAGAGCTGGTCCTTTTCCATTTGCAACTGATAAATAGTTGCGAGTAGAATTTCCTTTTTTAGTCTCTTAGCCTTGATGTAAGTAGGATCGGTTGGGCTTAGTGTTGAGAGTCTTGGAAAAGTCATTTGATAAGTTGGAGAGCCTACGAGTTGGGCTTAACTCCTTACTCTTAATATTAGTCGGTAGTAATCCCATGTACTACTAAACTTAATACTAATTAACAAAAGAAGAGCTTACACTATGACGAGCCAAAAAGACCAAGGCCACAGTGTGAGCAGATAGAAAGTAATACAAAAGAGATAAGGAAAGCATCTCAAGAGAAAGAGGAAAGAAAAGAAAACAAAAACGGTCTAAGAATAAACAAAGAAATTACAGAACCACTCCATTGCATCTTTCTGCTTATCGCTCAAACTGTGGACAGTCTCCCAAGGAGTAAACCAATCTTGATGCTGTAACTCTATGTTCTCAGCGTATCCACCATCACAACTTCCAAAGATCCGAACAGCAGGACCACCAGTGCAAAGCAAGATATTAAATTCGCTCGCTTCATACTCTTCGCTGTTACTTTCCCAATCTGAACGAGTAGAAACTTCTAGCGGTTGCTCATAGACAAGATCACTAATTCGATCTGTGTCTATTTCTTCATCACACCATTTGCACTTTTGTACTTCTTTTCTATCCCCATACATAACATCAAAAGCCCGATCCGCTAGAAACTTAAAACCCAAAGAAAAAACATTGTCTCTCAGCTCTCCTACCTTTTCCAGGTCTCCTAGTTTTTCATATCCTAGAAACTCCTTCACCTCCTTTTTGTCTCCGTAGAGAGTATCAAAAGCTTCCTTGTGAAAATACCTAAAACCTAAATTTTCAATATTATTACTCCAAGTGCTCAAGTTGAAGAGATTAGTAATTGAGTCTACTTGTGCTAGTGCTTGTGATTCAGAATTAGACATTTTGCTTTGGTGTAGCTAGTAGCACAATACAGACACCACGCCAAAACGTCAAGTAATCAATTTGGGAAAGTGGGAATGGGAAAAATGTTGACAGTTCCCAAAAATGTGTGCTACATTATCGGTAAGTCAACCAAACCCAAAAAGTTATGACTACAAAATTTTTAAGCGGTCCCAAAATAGACCAACTACAAAAAGCAAGAGAGCAAGCGGGAGAGCTCACCGGATTAATCGGAAACCTACCTTCTTGGATCTTCAAAAAAGGAGACGCTCCAGAAATGCTCAACTGCTTAGACAGAATTAGAGCAATTTTGAACACTGCTGAGGAAGTCAAAAATGACTTTTGAAGTAATAGAAGAAAGACTCCCGGTCTACTGGGGATCTTTTCTTGTCAATGGTGATGATTCAGGTTTAGAGCCTGAAGAAATGCCCACAATAGAAAGAACGCTCCGGTACTTGAAAGACTGGCATGAATGCGAATTATTCTGTGTCGATATGAAAGACGATTCTTCTTTTGAACAAGCACCTATTCGCATGAATTGGCTCTTAGATGGTGACTATGCAACGTATGTTTTTCACACTCAGGGATTAAAGAAATGAAGCTCAAAAAATCACGTAAGCAAAAAAGAACTTGCTCAAGCTGTAACGCTCCAATAGATAAAGGTCAGCTTTATGGCTCAAAGTCAAAGACTGTCATTTATGACAAAGAGGGACAGTCTTTCAATGGTGGTAGAAGTTGGGAGCCTCTCAGAATCTCAAAAACTTTTATTTTTTGTGAGGCTTGCTCTAATGAATAGAAAAGAAAGACTCGACTACATAAGAGAGCAAAGAGCGCAACCGCTAATGAATGAAGACGGCTCTTTAAACGAATTCAAAAAGTCAAAAGCTCAAATCTTTGAATTTCTAAAATCTCAAGGATCGAGCCAGTCAAGAATCTATGAAGACTGGAAAGAGCTTGACGATGAATTTTTCGATGAGCCACAGAACACGCTCCCAACTGTGGGAGCTGATAACGAATTAATTTTTTCATCTTTTCGTTGGGCAATTATGAAAGCAAAAGAAGAGGGAGACACAGAAAGAACTGTGAATCATTGCTCATCTTTTGCCAACGCTAAAAAAGCTTTGAGGGCTATCTAATGGAGAAAATTTATCAAGTTACTTATCTTTGTGATTCACACGATCCAAACCCAATAGTCAAAACTTTTGACGAGTGGTACGAAATGCAAGACTATATCACTGAGGAAGTAGAACGCAGAGTTCAATTTTTTGTAGATCATTCTCCCTATATGGTCACAGAAAAAGAAAGAGCAGATCAAGAACAACTTGAGTATTCATTAATCCAAATCAAAGAGGTTTAATCATGTCTTATCAATTGGAGGCTTACTGATGGACCCTAGAGAAAAAGAGTTCTTAGAATCCCTGGAGGCTTACGAACCAACAGGTGAGGAACTTGAGCAAATGAGGTTAGACCTTGAGGCGCAGGATTATCATAATTCTGCCCTCACTCCGAGCCAAAGAAACACGCTCCACAGAAACTAATGCAAAATATCAAAGTTTTTTATTCCGATTCAAGGGCTTGTGTTGATATAACAAGCCCTGAAAATAACCACATCAAATTCGAGCCTGGTTATTACTGGCTTTTTAATACAAGTGAATGGCAATTAGAGGAAATTCATGGCCTGATACGTGCCAAGCATTATGAATGGCAAATTTCACGTATGAATGGCCCTTTTCCAACTAAGAACCACGCAATAAACGACATAAACTATAAATTTAATCGTCTAGGTCTAACGATCCCAAATATCGACTAAAACGCTCCAGATAATTCTGTTGGTGATGTTTTAGCTGTATATCATTCAAAAACTTAACATCAGGTTCACCCGATCTTCTAGCACATACAACTACAGCTCCTTTAGGTTGAATGTCAGTGAGTCGGGTGAGTCCTAGTGAGTACGCTCCAAGCTGATCTTTATAGCTTTCATACATTTCTTCTGTCCTTTTATTCTGGCTGGTTTTCCAATCAACTATGAATGGCCCTTCACCTTGAATGTCCACCATGCAATCACACGTTCCAGCGAACCCATGAATGGGATTTTTACCATTATGAATGGCGTTTGGTGTGTAATGAATGGAAAATTCAACTGCATGAATAGCAGTAACATTAGCCTCTATAAAAGTCCGTAGACCTCTGGCGTAGCCACTAGCGGAGAAGTTAACTTTAGGGGCATTTTTGATTGCTTTTTGCATTGCCCATGCCGTGATTTTTGAAGGGGCACGTTCCAGGCAATCGCCTCCAGTGGTCCAAACTCCTCGCTTATTCGCTGTCTGTCTTGCCAGCTTTGCTGTCGTTTTGAGGATATATTCGGCATGGTTATGTGCGTACGTTCCTCTTTGGGCGGCAAGATCACGTTCAGCAGGACTGTTAGGGCGTGATAGCCAACGTTCCAGGGCATCTTTTTGTTCTTTGGGGGCTGTTTGATTAAGGATATGGGTAACTGAACTATATATCTTGCCTTCGTTATCTCTATATACACGGTGCGGATATATTGTGTTGGAGTCATCACGCTCCAGTTGCCATTTCCTTAGACCTGCCAATGCGTTTTGAGTGTCCAAGGTGACATTAGTGGGCATTAAGATACACGTTCCCATAATTAGTTTACCATAAAACAGCTAACTTTCACCAATGGAACCAATAGAACCATCTATATCTCCTAAGTAAGAAGAGATACAGCCTGTGTTATCAACAAGTTCGGTAAGTTGGTTAGCTATAGGGGTAAGTCCATTAAGAAGTTCTAGTTGCTCACATAAGTTAGTCATACCAGTGATTCCTACCTCTGTTGTGACACCTACTGTTGGTAATTCGTTAGCAATATCCTCAAGAGAAGTAGCTATTCTTTCTAATGAAGTAAGTAGTTTGTCCGCTTGGTCTCTGTCCATAATTTTATAAGTAAGAGTAAAAAGAAGGGGCCGATGAATGGCCCCTAAGTAACTAAGCAGTTGGTGGTTTGAATGGGTCCGTTCCATCAATAAGACGGAATATATCGAAGCCTTCCTCTATAACCTTTGCCCATGCAGCGTCTTTATCTTGTTTAGCGTTCTTTCTTTGAGGAACACAGATAAGAGAGTACTTGGTGTCTTTCTTAGTACCTGTTCTACTAAGTACAAAGTCAAATGCTAGAAGGTCATCTCTGTAATCCTCCATCTGTGCAATCTGGTCTAATTGTGTAATTAGAGTCTTTTGACTGAATTGGAGGACTTGGACTTTACCTACTTCGTAGTTATATATCGCAATTGCAATAGCTAACTTTGCAGGATCTGGAGCAGTACCATCGAAATTCAATCTTCTGGTAGCTTCAGTACCCATTGCTTCAGATATATCTTCTGGAGTTGGATCTCCTTCAAATCTGTATGGGCGAGATTTTGTAGGGTCTTCAGTTAGAGATCCCCAAACCTCGAAGAAATCAATGGGATTTTCTTGTAATAAACAGAAACGTACTGAATCTCCATCCTCCAATTTGGATGGATTCAGATAGTTGTCTGTAGAGTTGGAAGACTTACTACCTTCCTCTCTGGCTCTGTCGGATAAAAATGACATAAAGAGTGCTAAGTGGGCTATGCCCTGAGTGCTCTGTAAATGTAGCATAATGACAGAGCCTTGTCTATAAGGTATAATGAAAAAACCCCCAGGGCTGGAGAGGCCACAGGGGGTAAAAGTTAAATCAACACAAGGGAATTGTATCACATGAGCAAGCTAAAAGCACTGTTAAGTTTCATTGAAAGTTGTCCGTCTGAATGGTCTACGTGCCCGATATATAAAGAGGGAACCACACTCCCTAATGGTGATGCAGCTACAGGGAAAGTTCCTCACTTCGAGGCTAGTAAGGCAGGTGCAAAGTGGTCTCCTTCTAGATCAGCTCTATGTATTGAACAAAATCCAGATACGTTCCAGGCATTTGGCGTATTTACTGGTGTTAAGAGTGCTGGATTGTGCATATTTGATGTTGATTACAATCTCGGAGCGATTCAAAAGAAGTGGGGTAAGGATTTAACTGGACCTAGAGTTACATCTAATAAGAAAAACGCTGCTAAATATCTGTTTATTGTCCCTGAAGAGGATCGTTTACGTGTAAGGGATATATCGCATACGGCGGCGGATAAAGAAGGGTATGAAGTTCTTTGGGGAAGGCAAGGTGTTTTATTTGGTGCTTATGGTGGTCACGCTCCAACTAAAACTCCTCCTGGTG